TCACTTTCCAGGAGTTCGATGAATCTTTGCATGAGGGCCTGCTGCATGTACTGCATGCAGACCGGCTCGATGGCAATGATTCGGGGCGCTTTCAGCGTCTTAGGAACTGTCGTGACCCTGACGGGTCGTTCAGCTCCAGGCGACAGGAAGTCGACGTCGTCGAGGCGGTAGTGATACCGCCAGGACGGGAGTGCGTATTCGCCGTAAGGGAATACGCGCTCCAGGCGTTCGGTCCACTCATTCTGGTAGAACTTCGCGTTTCCGCGCAGTTTTTCCTGAGTGGTCCCTGGCCCGTGTCGTGGAATGAGGTCCTGCCGATAAACGTCTTCATTAAGCTTTGTGAAGACATCGGAGTATAACATTCCAGAATACCGCAGGAAGCGACTCTCTAAGGTCTCACGACCATCGAGGGTCACCAGCGACCGAAAATCTCGGTTCTGTATACCCACTTCTCTGTCTGTCTCACCGTACGCGATGAGCGTACGAGCTACTCGCTCGTCAGAGCAAGGCAGCTCGATCTTCGAGCAAAGCAGCGTAAGCTGCCGAACTGCGAAGATGGCATTCTCATCAGGTTTGGTAAGTAACTCGCCAGACCGTTTGTCGAAAATGCGACTGAGGAAACCTCCCAAAAATCGGGGGAGCCCTCCGTCCTTCCTAAAAGCTAGGAATTGGACGTCTGAGTCAACATGACTGACCTCAAGAGACCGCTCTAGGTCCTTTGAGATAGTCGGGAGAGTAATCGTCAGAAACGACAGGCCCTCCCTTTCGACCCTACGAGTTAACGTTAAGAAATCTCGCGTTAACTCTTGCGTGCTAATGTGGCACCAACTCCCCAACTCAATGGAGAGTTTGCGCCAAAGAAGCATCAGGCTTTTCAACTGCGGATCCAAGATGAGATCCTTTCAGTGTCCTGCCCATGCTCGTTCGATCCCTGTATTATCCTTTCTCAAGCTAACCCGGATAGAACCAGGGGCGCAAGCATCGATTCCCCTCGTGGGAAGAGAATGCTAGCCTGCGCCCCTGATCCGGGGAAGCCAGCCGCCTTACGGCGGCCGGTCCAGGATTCTAGCTAGTTTTCACCAGACAGAATCTTGGTCTTGAGAGCACCACTGCTTGCAGCAAGGAGGGCGTCGAAGCCATCCATAACTGCCTTCGCATCCGCGACGCTGTAAGACGCGTCGCTCGGCATGTCCACGGTGACCGTATAGGTCATCGAGACAGACCGAGAATTTCCGGAGATGAAGGGGTCAGTGGCCACCTTGCGGTGGGTAACCCTGACGACAGCACGATTGCGCTTACCCCGAGGGGTAGACACAATCATGGTGACGTTACCGTCCGACGACTGGTAAGTCGACGTACGGTCCTGTGACGCAACCCTCGGAAGAGGGATGGCCACAGCAGAGATAGTGACGGATTGTGGATCGGTGAGCATGGAACTCCTTGGCGAACTTACGTCTCACGACGTTAGAGTGGATGACAGATGTCAAAGTATGACATCATGTGACTCCGCTACCGCCAACTAGGTGGATGACCCAGCTAGGGCAGCGACGACGGCTATCTGACGTGGAGTCAGAGCAAAGCCATCGGCTCCGAACCCGTAAGGGTTCGCAGGCCGGCGCTGTTTCACAGATTTCCTGGTTGTCAATTCCATGGATACCTTGGAAACACCAGTGCCAGTCGTAGAACCAACCGTGCGCTGCACGTAGTTCTTAGACGACATCTGGTAACCGTACTGCAGGATTAAACCATCGCTTCCAAGACGGGATACGTTAGTCATAACGTCTCCAATATTGGTAAACCAGTCGATGGCCCAGGACCAGGGTGCGATATTCCACACCGTCTCCGGTGTGACGTTGGTTCCCAACAGAATATTTGCATATCCGTTGTAGCGCTCGAGACGACTGACAAGGTCGTTTCCCATCGGTACATGATACCGAAAAGCGCCTTCGAACCATCTCTCGTGTGAACGATAGACGGTCGAAGTACCATTAAACGCGATCTTCGCGCCGGCGGGGTAAACAAAATCCCCACCGGAAGCACTTTGCGAAGAAACCTGGGTGTCATACACGAACCGGCGCTTTATCTTTT